GGCTGGGACGTCTGGGTCCAATCGGGCTGCACCGCCACGGAAGATCGCGCCACCCGCCTGTGAACCGTTCCCGGCGTTGCCGTAGTCGGTGTTGAGGAGAGCGCCGTGCTTCTGGAGGGCGTAGTATTGGTCCGGGCGGATGAAGAACGTAACGTCGTCCATCGGGACATCCTTGGCGGCGAAGGCCGCAGCGGCCTCAACCATCGAGTCCTCAAGGAGACCCATAGCCGTCGCGTCGGTACCGTTCACGCCCGTCTTCTGGATGACGGTCGAGTTGGTCTTGTCGGCGTTGATGGCAACGTCGAAGGGCGAGGTCTTGGCAACGTCCAGCGCGTGGTCAGCGGCCATGGCGAAGAGCTGCTTGTCCATCTTGCGGGCAAGCGCAGCACCGAGTTGGTAGCTATACTCGGAGCGGGTCTCGAAGTGCGTGACCAGCTCGTCCCAGTTGTCAACGAAGACGCTGGAAAGCAGCACCTTGTCAACGGGGATCGTGATGTCGGTGGACTCGATCTCGCTGAGGTAACTGGCACCGTTCAAGATGCTCTCGCCGCGAACGTGGTACGCGGTGTCGGCCTGACCGATACGGGGGAACTGGAAGTCGGAGCCAGCGCCCACGTTCATCACGCGGGACTTCTGGAGCATGGTGTTCTTGTCGCGGAAGACATTGAGAACTTCCCCCGAGAACATCGTGAGGAGAAGCTGGTCAGTCCCGGTCAGGTTCCGGTTCTGGGGGATCGACGGGTTGTCGACAGTGGGGTAAGCCATTTGCTGTTACTAGTCAAAAGGTGTGTAGGAAAGAAAGTATCTGGGTTGCCATTCTGGAGCTTCCGCGTCTTCGGTGATTCCCCCCTTGGGGGGCCCGCTGCATCTTCTCCTACACGGCAGCACCGCAGCGTCATGCCCTGGCCGGGGACTTACTGACATCTGCGGTGTGTTTGAAACGCCCCCGGTTGCACCAGAGACGGCCCTTGCGGGACTTATTCGGTCGGCGGTCGGCGCATCTTGCGCGACAGCGCCAGGACACCCGTACCGCTCGCACCCCCGAAGAGGAGGAGCAGGAGGATGTCGAGGAGTTCGCTCCCCGTTGAAAGGACATCGTTGCCAGCCTCACGCGCAGCGGCGTCAAGGCGGGCTTTCGACTCAAGGACGATGGAGCGGATCAACTCGTCACGCTCCGTGGCGTCGATAGCGCCATCCTCGTAGCTCTGGTCCACGCCCTCAAGGAGGGCGGTGGTCTCTGACTCGATGGCGTCGTACTTCTCACCGAACTCGGCAAAGGTGCCACAGCCGACGAGCGGGAGTAGAAGGAGGAGTGCGTAGATCAGGTTCTTCATAGATTGGAAACGCTGAGGCGACGCATGATCTCGTCGCGGTACTGGGGGTCGGTGGCGTACTTGGGGTCCCGCTGTGCCGCAAGGAGAGCCTCTTGGGAACCGAAGGGGACGGTGCCTGCGGGCTGGGCGGTGCCCTGGGCGAAGGGGCGGGCACCCGCACCGCTCTGCTCGACGAGGCCGCGCATGATCGCGGTCTGGCCTTCAACAGAGGCGTTCGCCATGTCGGAGTTGATGGCGTCAAGCTGCGCCTGTGTCATGTTCTGTTGCGCCCAACTCATCGCACCACGGACCACCTCGTCCCCGCCAAGGGACTCAGTGACTTGACGGGCCGCATCGCGGCGGCGCATCTCACCCAGCTCCGCCTGGAGCTTCGCAACGTCTGCGGCGGTCGCAGGGGCGGCCTCGGGTGCCGGGGAGATCTCCAGAGACTCCACGGGTGCCGGGGCGGGGCTCGGGGTGACGTCTACGGGCTGGGGCTGTTGTTCTTCGTTCATGCTGGGGGTGCTTGTTGGGCTCCTTGACGGAGCATTTCGGGGCCGAGGGACTCGACGGCCTGCTGCTGCTGACGCTGCTGCATGATCGCCGCGATCTCTTCGGGTGTCTTGATGTATTGGTCTTGGGGTAGGTTGAGGGCGGTAGCCATGTCGGCTGCGACAGCCTCAAAGCGCACAAAGTCCACCAGTTGGTCCGGCGGGATGCTCTGCTGGAGAGCCCCCAGGAACTGCTGAATCCTCATGGCCTTGTGGTTCCGCGAGATAGCCTCAAGGCCCGTGGCGATGACGGGTTGGACCTCCTTCGGGATACCGGGGATCGTCCTGCGAATCCTGTTGAACAGGTACATGACGACCGGGCGCTGGACGGTCTGAGCGAGCGCGGAGTAGACGTTGCCGAGGGCATCCTCCAACTCCTGCGCGACGTAGCGGATCTCCTCGGAGGTCACACGCTCACCAGCACGCTGGACGGAGGAGTTCAACAGGAACGCCTTGGAGAGAGACATGGCGATGTCCCCCTGCTTCTGGTAGGCTATAGCGAGGTCGGAGCCTTTGTCGGCTTGGACCGCGCCAACGTCCTCGGGGTCCCCCACGCGCACAGAGCCGTTGGGTGCCTTCGCAATCGAGGCGGGCTTCGTGGCGGAACCGGGGCGGGTAAGGAAGATGACCTTGCTCATAACCATAGCGGCCTCGGCAAGGGATCGGGAGATCTGCTCAAGTACCAGAAGATCCCCGTGGAGATCCTCGACGAACCCACGCCCGTAGGAGTAGCCGTAGACGGGGCAGAACTGGAGCGGCATCAGGGGCAGGTTGTCCTGGGACACCTCGCGCCTGGAGTCCGCCACAGGCTCACCTGCGATCTCCTGGAAGAACTCGAAGCGACCGCTGTCCAGCCGACGGGCTCCAGTGTAGAGGTCGAGCACCGCACCCTGCTGGTGTCCCTCGGCGGACACATCGGCGGACGAGGAACTCAACTGTTCCCGGCTGAGTTCGTGGCCGAGGCGGGCCTCAGCGT